GTGGCAGTGTGGATGAGTTGGAGGCAAAAATCATGGCCTCTGCCAACCGTTCACGCTCCGCCTACCTTGACACGGCATCTGCCGTTGCCAAGTTGGGACTGAACGCTGGAAACGCCTTTGACCACGACATGGACCAGGTTATTGCGTTCATGGAGCAGGTCAATAAGCAATTTGTCATCGGCGGCGCAACCGCCCAGGAACAGAGCAACGCTATGGTGCAGCTCACACAGGCGATGGCGGCCGGCGCACTGAGAGGCGAGGAACTAAACTCTATACTTGACAGTGCCCCCGGTATTGCCAGAGCCATTGAGCAGTATATGGGCGTTGCGGAGGGCTCCATCAAGGAATATGCAGCGGAGGGCAAGGTCACTGCACAGGTGGTTAAAAATGCCCTGTTTTCCGTTGCGGATGAAACCAACGCAAAGTTTGAAAGTATGCCTATGACTTGGGCGCAGGTGTGGACGATGATGAGCAACATTGCCCTGCAGGCTCTTGAGC